CATCTTTTGAGGACAATGTTCGAGTTGCGCAAAGGGCTGCTCGCTACTTTGCCAATCAAGCAAAGGTAGAGGACGTGTTCTCTTGGCTTGATAATACAGGCATGGGCAATGACCCTGTAATGATTAAGCTATTGGCTTTCATGGGCAACATGGTTAAAGACGATGCAATTGCTGGCGAGGAATTTGTTCCACAAGTAAGAACAAAGGACGCCGTTCAGTCAGAGATCAACAGCATTATGTCTGATAAAAACCACCCTTATAACAACGCGCATCATCCGGGTCATAAGAAGGCCGTAGAGGATATGGCTCGTATGTTTGAGGAGCTTTATCCAGCACCAAAGGCTATGTAGTAAATAATAAATTTGACAATGTTTGACGTTTGCTCTCAGAATTGAGTTCTGAGGGCAATCCTTTAATAAGATCCTCCTTATAATTTTTCGAATAGCGGGAAGCCATTAGGTCCGCAATTGTTCGATAGATTATGTCAGTTCTTTTCCAGAATCCTGAATTATCAGGGCAATTCTAAACAAATTTTTTAAACGACAATTTTTTAATGGAGGACTTATGTCTCAACAAATTACAGAAGCATTTGTGAAACAGTACAACAGTACGCTGTATCACTTGTCTCAACAGATGGGATCTCGATTGATGGACTGTGTTCGTCGCGAGTCTCAAAAAGGTAAAGCGGAGTTTTTTGATCGTCTTGGGCCTGTCACTGCGCAGAAGAAAGTTTCTCGCCATGGTGATACTCCACTGTACGACACTCCTCACTCACGTCGACGTGTAACGCTCAATGATTATGAGCATGCTGACATGGTTGATAAAGAAGATAAAATTCGTATGTTGATTGACCCAACATCTGAATACATCAAAACATTCGTATGGGCTTTTGGTCGTGCAAAGGATGATGAAATCATCGCTGCTGCTGATGGCACCGCTTATGCTGGTGAAGAAGGGTCTACAACTGTATCCCATCCAAACTCTCAGAAGCTTGCGGCTGTTGACTCTGGTGCGGGTTCAAACTTGAACGTTCAGGCTTTGCGCCGCGCTAAAGAAAAGTTTGACGCTGCTGATGTTGACGAGTCGATCAAGCGATATATCGCTCATACATCATCTCAGCTTTACGCTTTGCTTGGTGAGAATGAAGTGACAAGCGGCGATTACAACACTATCCGCGCTCTTGTGGCCGGACAGGTAAACACTTTCCTTGGCTTTGAGTTTAAGCGCCTTGAGCGTTTGAAAACTCAAGTTGGCTCTCTTTCCTTCGATCAGACTACTGGTGCAGTTGGTTCTGGCGCAGGTAACGCTAACGGTTACCGCAAAGTGTTGGCATGGGCTCAGGATGGTTTGATTCTTTCTACTGCGATGGATATTATGACTCGAATCAGCGAACGCGCTGACAAGGGCTACAATATGCAAGCTTACGCTGCGATGAGCATCGGCGCTACGCGTATGGAAGAAGAAAAAGTTGTGGTCATCTTGTGTAACGAAGCGTAATTCTTTTCAGAAGGAGAATATTTTATGGCTGAATTTAAAGGTAAAAATGCTACAAAACGTCTTAACAGTCCTTCAGAAAAGGTTGCTGTTAAAGAACAGGGTGGACGCATGCGCGTTGCTCATGACGTATGGGAAGGCGCTTCTGCTTTAGCAGCAAACGATACCATTGTTATGGGAGTTATCCCTAAGGGTGCAAAAGTTGTTGATGCATGGCTTGATGTTTACGACGCTTTCACTGGCGCTGGAACATTGGACATTGGCTGGTCAGCAGGAGCAGAAGGTCTTGAGGCGGCAGACGCTGACGGCTTTCAAGCTGCTTTGGCTTTGACGGCTGGACGCACTCGCATTGCTGCTGTGTCGGCAGGTTTTTTGAAAGAGTTTGCTGAAGAAGTAAGCGTTCAAATCACTGCTACTGGCGTGGTAAATGCGGACGGTAAAATTGCTGTAACGGTAATTTACGCCCTCGACTAAGGAGTGATCCTTGTCTATTAGTGAAACAAGTATATGCAACTCTGCCCTGAGTAAAATCGGGGCAGATCGCATACTCTCTCTTGATGACAACACGGCTCAGGGCCGTCTTTGCAAAGAGCAATATGCAAAGCTTCGCGACTCTCTTTTGATGGAGCATCCGTGGAATTTTGCAGTTGGACGCAAGGAGCTTGGCTTGTCTACATTCAAGCCAGCGTTTAAATACGATAATGCTTTTGAAATTCCGAATGATTGTTTGCGTATCCTTGAATGTGATTTCAATGAATACATCAGCATAGGCGCTGATCGTCCATGGGATGTTGAGATTGATCCAGACACAGAGAACAAATATCTTGTTACGAATGAATCTTCTGTAAAAATTCTTTATATTAAGAGTGTGCTTGAGGCTCGGTTCACAGCTATGTTTGCTGAGGTTTTGGCTTATCGTTTAGCTATGGAGTTTGCGTATCCATTGACTCAAAGCGCGTCTTTGGTTGAAGATATGACACGTAAATACATGAAGGCTCTTGCTGACTGTAGATCTTTTGATGGCGCAGAGGGCTCTCTTAAACAGGTTCAGGCTGATGACTGGTTATACGCGAGGTACTAGATGCCAAGACATCGTTATTTACAAACGAACTTTCGCGGTGGAGAAGTCAGCCCAGAAGTTTACGGTCGAGTTGATTTAGAACTTTACCAATCATCTTGTGAAAAAATAGAAAATTTTATTTTGCGTTCTGAGGGCGGAATTAGCTTTAGACCTGGGACTCAATTCATTGCAAACGAACTTGTTTTATACAGGATGTGGAATACATCTGGGCTTCCAACTGGGCAGACTTTAAACTCTGGAAATCCAGTTGAGCTATCTGGAAAGGTAAGAATCTTTCCGTTTATTTTTAACAGAACAGAATCTTACGCGATAATCATCACTCAGTTTAGCGGAGATACTGGCATTGCAATTATCAACACAGACACTCTCGCTGCATCTACAGTCGCGTATCAGGGTGCAACTACATGGTGGGATGCTACGCGATTTAAGGGATATGCATCTTCTGATGATTTTGATGAAGTTCAATTTGCTCAGACTGGTGATTTGATTTTCTTCTGTCATCCTGATTATCCACCATATTACATTGCAAGAACTGGCGCTGGAACTTTTGAGATTAGAGAATGGTGGAGAAGTCCGGCTATCATTAGCTCAAATAATAACACTTCAATCAATCCATTTGGTGAGCGTGGCGTTCCTTATCAGACTGTTAATTTAGACACGACTCTTACTCTAAGTGCTGCTTTAACTGGTGGTGGATTTAATCAGACTGTTACTGCAAGTAAGGCCTTTTTTACTCCTGACATGGTTGGTGCTGTTTTAAAAATTAACTCTGGTGGAGTAACTAATTATCGTTTTATTACGTCATACACAGACTCTACGAATGTTGTAACTCAGAGCGGTTTATCTGGGGCAAAGCCAGCTATTGCTGCAACTGCAAACTTTGAAGTTTCTGAGTGGTATGAGGGCCGTGGATGGCCAAGAACTTTAACTTTTTTTGAGCAGAGATTGTATTTTGCCGGAACTGAAAAAGCTCCTGACACTACATGGGGTTCTCAGATTGCGGACATATTTGAATTTGATAGTCTTGGCGCTGTTACTGATGTTGGTTATGGAACGCCTACTGCAAGCAAGCCTTTTGGATTTGCTGTTGCATCTAACGAGGTAAACCAGATTCAATGGATTTCTGCCGCTCGTGTTTTAAACATAGGAACTCTTGGAAGAGAGTACACGGCAAGTGGATCTCAAGGGGCTTTATCACAGTTGGATATATTAGTAAGTCCAGAAACAGCTTATGGCTCTACATTCAGACAGGCCCTTAGGTCTGCTAACACGCTTTTATTTATAGGAAGAAGTGCGAATAAGATTAGAGAGTTTGTATTCAATAGGGACGAGAACTCTTACATTGCTGATGATCTTACAAATCTGGCAGATCATATGCCATTTAGAACTTTGGAACTGGTTGATGATACATCGGCAGCTGCTCCTGAAATTAACCACATGGCAAAGACAGAGACCTATGAAACTATCATATGGGTTATTGATAATAACGGAGGCTTGTATTGCACAACTCGCGACAAGCAAGCTCAGATAAATGCATGGTCCTATCAGAAGATTGGTGGATCTTTTGGCGGATATATTCCTTTCGTTCATAGCCTTGCATCAATTCCTTCTGGTGATGGAACGAATGACGATTTGTGGATTGCTGTTGAGAGAGAGATTGATGGCAATAATGTAACGTACATCGAAAGGATGAACAAAGAGTTCAGTTTAAATTCTGTCTTTAATTCATCTACAAGTATTTTGGATAAGATGGTTTATTGTGACTCTGCAATCCTTTACCGTCCAGGAGGAACGTTTACAGTTGTTCCAGGGCTTGATCATCTTGAGGGTGAAGAGGTTACAGTAGTTGCGGATGGGGCTTGCTATGGAACATTCACTGTTTCTGGTGGTCAGATAACTATGAATGAATCACATACTGAGGCTATAGTTGGGCTTCCATATGAGGGCACACTTAAGACATTGAACCTTGAGGCT